ATAACGCTCTTAATATTACCGACAATTTTATTAGTAGCGTTGTCAACGGTAGTGACTGGGATTTGGTTGACCCTCACGATGATAGTGTCAGGGAGTCGGTTGATGCTAGAGAATTATGGGAAAGAATTTTGGACACACGTTTTAGGACAGGTGAGCCATACCTCAACTTTATTGATGAAGCGAATAGAAAATTACCTAAGGAGTTAAAAGATGCAGGACTTAAAATCAGAGGAAGTAATTTGTGCAATGAAATTCATCTTCCCACAAATGAAGATAGGACGGCAGTATGTTGCTTATCCAGCGTCAGCCTTGAGACGTTTGATGAGTGGAATCAAACATCGTTAGTAGGTGATTTAATCACTATGCTTGATAATGTACTCACTTGTTTTATTAATGATGCACCTCTATCACATATGCGTAAGGCTGTTAACTCTGCTTATAGGGAACGCTCATTAGGCTTAGGTGCTATGGGTTTCCATAGTTACTTACAATCTAGGAGCATCCCTTGGGAGTCAGCATTAGCAGTAGGTAAGAATAAGAAGATGTTTGCTTTAATTAAAGAGCAAGCAGTAGAAGCAACTAAAGCATTGGCTGATGTACGTGGTGAATACTTAGATGGCAAAGGTAGTGGCAGACGTAATAGCCATTTACTTGCAGTAGCACCTAATGCTAATAGTAGTATGATACTAGGTACGTCACCTTCTATTGAGCCCCTTAAATCTAATAGCTTCGTACATAAGACACGCATTGGTTCACACCTAATTAAGAATAAACACCTTGAAGCAGTGATGGAAGAACACAGACTAAGACTAGGTAAGGATGAGGAGTGGTTAGCTAAAGAGTGGAGAGGTATTGGACATCACAACGGAAGTGTTCAACACCTTGATTATTTAACTGAGTGGGAGAAGGATGTATTCAAAACAGCATTTGAATTAGACCAACACTGGGTAGTACAACACGCCTCAGATAGACAAGAGCATATCTGTCAAGGTCAATCAGTTAACCTGTTCTTTCCAGCGGGAAGTGATAAGAATTATGTAAACACCGTACACTTGATGGCTTGGAAGGGTAAACTTAAGGGCTTGTATTACTTAAGAACAAGTGCTAACTCTAGTGCTGAGAACTTAGGACAGAGTGTACAGAGAGTGGCACTGAAGGACTTTATTGAAGGAGATGATGAGTGTTTAGCTTGTCAAGGATAAATTATGTTATTAGAAGAAAGTAAAGTTTACAAACCATTCACTCACGCTTGGGCAGTAGAGTATGCTGAACAGCACGAGGACCTCCATTGGACGGAGAAAGAGATTAACCTTAGTGATGATGTAACTCAATGGAAAGATGGTACTCTATCTGAAGCTGAGAAGAATCATATCACTCAGATACTTAGGTTGTTTACTCAAAGTGATGTTGTTGTAGCAGGTAATTATTGTGGCTACTACATTCCTAAGTTCCTGAACAACGAGGTACGTATGATGTTGATGTCGTTTGCGGCAAGGGAAGGTATTCACGCTAGGGCTTACGCTTTGTTGAATGACACACTAGGCTTACACGAGAAAGAGTATAGTACATTCTTAGAGTATGATGCCTTGAAAGAGAAGGTAGAGTTTATGAAGAACGCTGATGTACACTCACTACACGGTACAGCTATGTCATTAGCACTAACTGTATTTAATGAGGGTGTTAGTTTGTTTAGTGCATTCGTTATGCTACTTAACTACCAACGAATGGGTAAGATGAAAGGTATGAACACTGTTATTGAGTGGTCTATCAGGGATGAGACCTTACATACAGAGGGTATGTCTAGGTTATTTAGAGAGTTTTGTAATGAACACGGGAGAATAGTAAATGATGAATTTAAAAAGGAAATCTATGAGATGGCAAGACAGGTTGTTGAGTTGGAAGATAAAGTTATTGACCTTGCCTATCAAGCTGGGGATGTGGAAGGACTTGACAAAGGCGAAGTTAAAAATTACATTAGATATCTGGCGGACAGGAGGTTAATACAGATGGGTCTTAAAGGTAACTTCGGCATTAAAGAAAATCCAATTCCTTGGGTAGAAGAACTAACAAGTGGTGACAGTATGTCTAACTTCTTTGAGAAGACAGTCACTGATTATTCAGCAGTAGGTATGACAGGAGAAATAGAATGGTAACAGATAAAGATAAGTTGTATAATGGTATAGTACCAAAGAATGAAAGACTACAGGATAGTGACCACGGTATGCGAGTACATTGTAGTAACCCTGAGCCTATGACTGTGCAGTTACATAAGAGATTACTAGAGAAGCTCAGTGAAAAATAATAATTGGAATAAGGAGCACGACTATAAGTGGCAATGGATTTTAGCTGGTGTCTTTGTGCTAGTCTTAATGTTATTCGGTAATGAATCTGAAGCATCACCTACACTGGCTGAATATAACTTCTCACCTGAGATAGTTGAACTTCACATACTTAAGAATGATGGTATGAATAGTCACGAAGTGTATACTTGCAGGAACGTACGTACTTGTTACAACCTGTACCTAGAGAAGCGTATGAAAGATATGTCAATAAACTGTGCTACTAAGATGTATATCAGACGTAGTAACGGTAACACTATGAGATTAAAAGGAGTGAGGAGATGAAAGCAAGAACAAAGTTTAGCCCAGTAGTTATAACACTGGAGACGATAGAAGAGTTAGATGCCTTTGAGAAGCTGGTGTATATGTCCTCCAACGATATGAACGTAGACATCAGGTATAGAAAGTTTTCCATTGACTTGAGTAATGAGATGGGTGAGTTATATAATTATGAGGAGGACTTATGACTATTCCTACATATAGAGATTTAGAGGACAGGATTGTTGTGTTAGAAGGTAAGCTTAGATACTGGTCTAATCTAGCAAGTCTTGAACCCGATGAACCTTGGGGTGAAGGTGACTTTGATAGTATGAAACAAGGGATGAAGGAAGCTATTGAGTGGGATGACGAGAGGATGGACATCATAGGACAGAATGGTAATGATGGACTACATTATAATACAGACAAGGAGGGAATGTGATATACGATTATATGTGCAACGTATGCGAGCACAAGTACGATAGGACTAACCCAATAGTACACCGTAAGAAGGGAGGACGTTGTCCTAAGTGTACATCGAAGGACACTAAATTAATTATGTCTACACCTAGTTTTAAGACTTCAGGTACAGGACACGGACAAGGTTGGGATGGAAAAGGACAATTTAAATTATGATGACTGAAGATAAAGTAATTGAGCTATTGAACCATACAGAATATAACTTTGAGAAGATGGATAGTAAGTTCTCTAGATACGATGCATTTGATGCTGAGTTAGGGGTAATGTTAGAGATTAAGTGTCGTAACAAGCACTATGATGATACGTTACTCGAGAAGATTAAGTATGATTGGAACAAACAGTTTGCAAAAGATAACGGGTTTGATTTCATTTATGCAGTATCTATGCCTGAAGGTGGTAAAGATAAGTTATATCTCTTTGACCCTATTGAGATGGAAAACAAAGAAGACTATGATTTTGGATGGCACACAAAAAAGCTCCCAGCGAACACAGCGTTCAGTGGGAGACAATGGGTGGATAAAGAGGTAGGTTACTTACACATCAAAGATGCGTTAATGACCATCCAAGAGAAGTCAAAACACTAGTCTACCACCAGTAATTAAGAGGCTGTGTCTTGTGCCACTGAGCCATAGCCTTATCAAAACCTTCTTGGTCAAAATCCCATTCAGTTTCTGATTTATACCTTCTAAAGTTTATCTTCTCAGGTAAAGGCATATCCTCTCCAGCATCGTTAGTGTAACCCCAGACATTCTGGTCTACACTCCCTGCTCCGTTAAACAATCCCATTTTAGAATCTAATGTTTAGATCTGGGAGGGGGTCACCTAACTTAGGACCATCTTTTGGTGCGCCTCGAGGGGTAAACTCTTCCTCTCCTGGCTTCTTACATTCCACTCTCCCATCTTGGTACATTCTACAGATATCACCGCTAGGTAATTCCACTTCTGAAAACTCACCTGTTGCAACGCCACCTTGAGGCTTACCTGTCATCATTCCTTCCATTCCTTCCATCTTACTTACTCCCATATTGATTAATAGTTTCCATTACTTCTTCTCTTTTCTCACCACCATTGAGTGCCTCTTCTATAATAGCTCCTCCTCCGATGATAGCAGTTCCTAATAGTTGTTGTCTGACACTCTTAAGATGAGCAGGAGTTAAGCCTGCTTTCTTCTCTAGCCAGATCATCATTCCATTTACAGCTTTCTCATTTACCTGTCCATCACGGTAAGCATTCATAGCCATCTTACGGAAGGCAGGAGAGCTAAGTGCAGCCTGCATACCTTTTAAGGAAGCAGCAGTACCTACCGCAGCACCTAGTTGACCACCCATCACCTTACCACCAAAGCCTGCACCTAGGATAGCTGCACTAATCTTACCCCAAAATAAAGGAATTGAGTTCCTACCTGCCTTTGTTGCGTTCTGATAAATCTTAGAAAGGTCATCAAGCATAACCGCTTGCTCAGGGAATAACTTCTTCAAAGTCTTAACACCTGTCTCACTTTCTAAAAACTTAAGACCTTTAGGGTTCTTACCTTGAAATAACTCACTCTTGACAGCCTCAAGTACAAACTTACGCATCTCTGGCTTGAAGTTAGAGTCTTGTGACCACTTACCCATATCATCAACTTGCTTCATCACCTTCTCCCATTTACTGAGAGACTTATTAGGGGAAGCCATTAAAGAGACTATTAGACTATCAAGCTTTGTCTTATCCTTACCAGCCTTGATAATATCTTTGCCACCACCGTCAATATTACGTTGAAATTTCATCCAACTAGAATACTCTTCATCAATAAGCTTAGCTTGAGGTCCTTTGTTAGCACCTTCCGCTGCATCAAGGAACAACTTCTTTATTCTCTGTTCAAAAGGTTTAACGATACGCCATCTCTTAGCCATAGTACCTTTGCCTTGATAGGCATCATTCAGAGTACTACCTACGATACCACGTAATTCTCTAAGAGCTTCAGTTCTAGTATATTCACCAGCATCTAACATTTTAAGTACATCGTCAGCTTCAGGAACATCTAGACCTGCTTCTTTCATATCCAACACAAACTTGTTTAATTGAGTTGTTCTTACGTTTAATTCACCTAAAGCAGTATAGCGTTCTGTAAACTTACTTGTAACCTGTCTTGCTTTCTTAGTCAGTAGGTCGAAAGCACCTGTAGCACCATCATCAAAGTTTCCTTTACCTATCGTCTGCCCTAATTCTTCATTTACAGCGTTCTGAGCTGCAGGAGTACCACCACCTAGAGTATTGACATAGGTTGTTTGAGCATCTAATGAAACTTGTGCTCTCTTCTTCTTACTGAATCCTGTTTCCGCTACTCTACCTAAGAACTCACCTGCTCTGCCTACATTCCTAGTTACAACAGGTCCTGCAAATCCTAGCACGGCACCTACTTTTGCACTGTCAGCAACCTCCTCTGTATCTATCTCACTCTTAGCATCTAAAGCTATTTCTCTCGCTTGCTTCTCTACATTGCTTGTAGCAGCCCAAGTTGCTCCTGATGCGGCAGGGAACAGCAGTTTCTGCATTGCCATTTTAGATAGACCCTTAGTTGCAAATTTAGTAGCCATAGTCCAAAGACCTGCACCATATACTAGATTAGAGGCATCAGTTGTTACTGCCTTACCTACACCTTTAAGTTGCTCTAAGAAAGGTCTAGCACCTTGTCCTGTCATATTAGTTCTATCATACGTATCAAAAAGACGCATAGCTCTTTGTTTGTCTTCCTTAGGGAGCTTAGAGAAGCTATAACCTGAAGTAGCTCCTTTAATTAGGTTGTTATCCACACCATTCCAATATTCAAATTGGTCTTCCACTAAGTCCTTATCATTCCCTTTCCACTCCGTACGGTTTCTACGTTGATAGTTAGTCTTAGCATCTTCGATATATTTCTCATCTCCTGACAAGTCATCAAATACTCTATCACCAGTCCTAATAGAGCTTAAGGCTTCTTGTGCCTCTGCATCCGTAGGAGGAGTATCTTTTTCCACAATCATAACAGTCCCATAAATAGGGTCTCTGAGTTCGTATCTAGCCATTATTTAATCTCCATAATAGTAATTCCACTCTGGAGTGTCTTTCCTTCCATTTGCTTGACACTACCTCTTGGTGTTCCTAATGCATTAGCTAGGTCTTGAGCGGTAGGGAAGATAAGAGGATGGTCTGTATTATACTGTCTCCTACGTTTCTCCCACTTAGCTTTGTTAGGTATGAATCTACGTCCAAATTTAATATTACTAGGGTCTTTATTGAATTTATCTTCCTCTGCAATCTCCCAATCATTCAGTGCATCGGCTAGACCCATATCATACTCAGCTACTCGCTTAATAGTGTTAAGAATCAAGCGGTTACCTAGTGGAGTACGTGTGAGACCTGCTGAAGCTGCGGCAAAGGCTTCCATTTCCTTCTCGGAGATAGCACCTTTAGTCTGTTGAATCCAAGCAGTAATTTGCGTCATATTATCAGAGATGAACGCTTCAGCATTAGCTGCAGGAATCTCAGAAGCTTTGAAGCCTAATGTCGCACCTATAGCGTGAAGACCTTTAAGAATTTCGCCTCCTGGACCAGTGTACAAAGGATTCTGCGTATCATTAATAATAGCCAATCCTCTGTTAGCTGCAGATATTTGCTTATTAGCCGTATCATAACGAGAGAAGGTTGCATCTTTATAAGTAGAGAAGTCAATTACTTGTTTCTCACCATACTTAGTAGCTACCTTCTCATCAGTCCTAGCTCTCTTTTGTAGCCAAGTATCTTCAGACCTATCATAACAAGACATACCGTCTTTGCCTATGCTCTTATCGTTAATATCACAGCCCCACTTAAGTTTAGCGATATCAGCAATATCTTTCATACGTGTAGTATCTGTGTTACGTGCTGTAAGTTGTGCCTTTTTAGCGGCATCTTTTGCTTTGATAACAGGTGTTACTTCTGCTAACCAAGCACCCGCTGCATCAGGGTTTACCTGTTGTAATTCTTTATATGTCTGCTGAACAGAATCAAAAGAAGACAGGTCAGCTTTCTTAGCGATAGCCATAGCTTGTCGTTTAGGAGACTCATAACCAAATGTCCTCTTCATTCCTGGAGCTAGTTGGTCGCTAAGCATATTAGCACCTGCCCCATATAGGTCTTCAGCATACATCGGCTTACCTGTTCCTGTACCACTAATATCAAACATTCCCATAATCTATAGTCCCATCATTCCTTGAATTCCCATATTTAAGTATGGATTCTGTTGTCTCTGACCGTATTCTTTATTCCACGGATTTCTAAGTTGATTGCCTAGGGCAGCTGTACGTGTATCATAGTTATTAGCTAAGACTTGCCTAGCCTCTAAATCAGTACGTTCTCTAAATTGCTCGTTAGCTGCCTTATTCCAAGCGTTAGAAGAGCTTTGAGTTACACCTTGATGCTGTGCTAAGTTAGCTGCTGTCTGGTCTCTCCTCTCTCTTCCTGGCTGCATTAAACCACTTGCTACCTGCCATTCATTAGCTAAGTTAGAATCTCTATTCGCACGTCTATTAGCCACATCTGCAGCCTGTGACTTATAAAGGTCTGTTATAGGTCGTTGCATTTCGTTGTAACGGTCATTAGCTTTATCTTGTTGCCAAGCGCCCAAACCTGCTCCTACATACTTACCTAAATCTTGTCCAGTTACTGAACCATCCTTACCACCTAATAGACCACCTAAGAAAGTACCAGATCCTGCATACTTGTTTAATGTGTTATTTGCTTGTCCCATCCAACTTAGCTCCTCACTCCCTAAGTTATCATACCAAGAAGTATCTCCTGAAGCGTAGTCAGCATCCAACTGGTCACTGTAGCTATCAGCCCAAGGGTCTGAGTTATCCCAATATCCTAAATCAGTTGTATCATAATATTCATTATCATCGAAGCCACCATAAGTTATACCCCAACCATCATCATCACCTGAATCATCACTACCAAAAACATCATACCAAGCCATTATACTTTCTCCTTTAGAAACTTATTCTGTAATTCTTTTACCATAATCTTATAATCCTTTAGTGCCTTACTATTATCTTTATCTTCCGTGATTAAATTAAAGATAGGCTTAAGGTGCATATCCCATATCCAATTGTAGATATCTTTAGAGTTCTCTTTCGTATCAATGACTGATACGATTTTAGGTGCCGTAACTCTATAACGACCGTAAGACGTAGTGAACGTAGGTAGAGCAGTAAACATATAATCTCTCCACTCTTCAAAGATAGTTAAACCTTCTTCACCTAGTGCTTGAGTAGCTGCAGTTGCGATATACGAACCACCTCCACTATCTCCACCTGAGTCACCACCAGAATCACTAGGCTCATCCCAAGAGAAATCAGCATTATTAGAGTCCCATTCTTCCGTACCTAAGCCTGTCTCTTCTTGCATATCAGCTACAGAACCATCAGCACCATCCCAAGTGTAACCACCTGCAGAAAGTACGTTGTCAGTGCTCTCTGTAGAGCCCCAATTATAGTCATTATTGTGGAAAGTTTGTCCATTCTGTCTAGAAGTTAAATCACCCTCTTGACCATAGTCTCTATTCGCAGCATTAAATTCTTGTTGTGCCGAAGCTTGTTCATCTTGTATTCTGTCAGTATATTTAGTGTTCCACTTATCTACTAACTCTTGCTGACCTTGACTATTCTTCTTTCCTCTCTGTAGACTCTCAAAACCTTTAACAGCATAATCAAACTCTGGAGAACCTACTTTGAAGCCAGAAGCCTCTGCATAATCTCTTCCTGCACCTGAGTAGTTGTCATTAATACGGTTAGTAAAGTTACCTTGGTCATCAAAACCTAAAGCATCCTTACCCCACTGACCACCTAAGTAAGCACCCATTGGACCAGCAACTAAGCCACCAATAGTAGAACCTAGTGCTCCATAGTTGTTATATCCTTGACCATAGTCCATAAGACCCATAACTCCACCAGCATAAGGAACATTACCTAGTTGTAAACCTTTCTGCATAATACCTCTCTGAGAGAAGTCATCGTTTAACATACCAATATAAGGATTTCCAGAATACTGAGCCGCAGCATTAAAGAGTCCATTACCTGTCATACTAGCTAAACCTAAACCTTGGTTGATAGCTGAAGTGTCATAGCCTGCTGCCCTAGCAAAACCTAAAGCATCTTTAGACCAACTAGGTGCTTGAATGCCTGTTAATGATTTATTACCAAAATCAAAGGCTCTATTACTAGTCCCCCAATTTACACTCCCTTGTCCTGTAGTGGCTGTATTTCCAAAATCAGAGTTATACGCACCACCAAATGTATCACTTAAGAAATTACCAATGTTGGCACCTGCTCCATCAAACATACCCATCGTACCACTTCCGTTCGAGAAGTTAGAGAAGGTATTGCCCCAAGAATCAGAACTTCCTGTATTGCCTGTAGTAGGTGTAGTTCTATATGTTCCTGTTTGAGGATTATAACCTTGATTCTGCTGTTGTGGGGCGACTACTTGTTGATTAGTAACTGGACCTGTATGTCCACTATAAGGATTAGGTGATGTTGACATCTGACTAAATGCTGCATTACCTGCACCACTAAAGTCCTGCGCTGATGACATACCACCACTATTCATTATAGACTTAAGATTATCCAATGCAGGATTAGAAGTTACACCACCTGCAGTTAATGAAGTGTCTTGATTAGTTTGGTCTAAACCTAAAGGCTGAGAAGCATATTGCCCTGGGTTAGATACTGCATTAATGAGACTCGAAGAATCCATAGTATATCCTAGGTTAGGTCTTTATCAATAGTACAGAACATAGTGGCACCATCAGAAGTACATCTTACTAAGTCAAACTTACCAGCTCCTGAAGTAATCGTAGGATTATTACCACCTACAAAACTGAAGTCAGCTGCGAAAGTAATGTCATAAGCACCTTGATTTTTAAGGATAAAGTCAGCTTTAGTACCTGCTGCTTGGTTAGAAACACTCAATGTATAACCATTACCTTGTACATTAACTATGAATGTGTCTGAGTTAAGTAGGTTAGCTGTCTGACTAGAAGCTAGTGCTATAGTCTCAGAAGCCGTAGGATGCGATTTAGTGAATGTTTGTGGTGTAGCCAATGTAACTACTGCCTCACCACCAACAGTGGCTGTAGTAGCCGTTAAGAGGTTACAGACAAAGTTCTCTGCTGCATCACCATTAACATCTGCCTTAGAGTTAACTGCTGTTCTTACCGCTGTGAATTCTGTATCAAAGTCTGTGCCTGAGATTACCTTGCCTGGGTCTGTATCCGCTAGGGCATTTTTACCAGACCAATTTACTGCTATAGAATAGTTTGACATTATCGAGTTTTTCCTTGTTTAAATAATAGTGCTAATGATTGTAGAGATGCTTTATAACCACTTGTTACAGCGTCCATCTCTAATCTTAAATACTTAGCTGAACCTGATAGAGGTACTGAGTGTTCCTTTAAGCCGTGTATTGGTTCATATTTAGAACTCACCCAAGCTGCGGGAGAAGCTGAAGAAGGAAACTTACTTGTTCCCCATACTGCAGGTTCACCACTCAACGAAGGGTTAAGTTTAAATGTAGGGGATAACTTAGGTGCTAATTCAAAGTCCTTATATAGACGTAAGCCTACGTTAGTGCCTTGACCACCTGAGATAACCATAATTAATCTTTTAAGAATAGAGGCTGTCTCATACTCAGGACTTAATGACATCCATACAGTAGATATACTGCTCGTATAAGGATTATATGTATAGACACTAGAACCACTATAATCTACATCATAGTAACCCTCATAAGAAGCAACTCTGCCTGACTGTTGTCCCATAAGAAGACCATAGTTAGTAGTGTAAGTCATACTAGCAGGATTTCTATCTGCAGCAAAGTCCCACTTAGTCACTCGAGGAGTCCCTCTTTCTTTCGTTAAATACTGTAAGTCAAAGACGTAAGTTACGTTTCTATCTACGAAAGATAGTAGGTAAAAACCTTCTGCATAGTAGTATGCTGACTTAACATTCGTACTTGCTCTAATATGTGATATTAACTCATCCTTAATAGTAGGAGAGATTTCTTTGACAGGCAACTTATCAGATTCTGCAGTTCTAATCAATGAACGTACACCTGTATCGGATAAAAAGTATAAATCATTACCTACAGATTGGATTGAATCTCTAGAGACACAGCCTACACCACGAATAACTTCATCTAAGTTCATTGCAGTAGGTTCTTCAGGCTTATTATAGATTACAATATTCTCTGTACCAAAGATTACTAACTTACCCATATAAGGCTGTATAGCTACAATGCTATCGTGTCCCCATACTGTCTTAAGGTCGATACCGCCAGCAGAGCCTGAGCTCCACTTGTGTGCATCTAGTAATTTAGAGTAATATAATACATCGTCATCTTCAGTTATACCTCCTGCCCATACTCTACCATAATAACCTAGACCACAAGAAGGGTCAAATGTAGTTACTCCAGCAGGAGCAGTATAACCAGAATCATCTTTAAGTTTACCCCAAGCACCACTCTCGTAGTGAAGTAAGTCTGCACCCTTTTGGAATGCCAGTGCTTCATTATTGAAGTTTTGAAACTGCCAATCTGAAGTAGAAGCACCTGTAGTGAACCTACCTGACGTAGGGAATGCATCATCTTTATCTGTTAGGTCTACATCATAAATATATCCAGCAATACCTGCAAAGATTTTATGATTCGTACCATCATAGTGTTCTGCTAGTGAACCAATCTTAGCTCCACCATTTAATGTCTTTTGTTTTAGTCCTTTACGGAAGGTTACTTTACCACCTTCAGAATAGACGATGTTGTCAGCCTTAGTGAACCAAGTGGCTCCTAGTGCTGTAGGATTAGTTTGCGAGTCTAGACCATTAATACCAATAGTATCTAAAGGTACTACACTTAACGCCTTAGCGTTGATAACAGGCATTACCCTACGTACCAGTCTAGTTCATACTCCATATTACCAGAGTCTAGCTGTACTGCCATATTTAATGAGTCTCTAGCTTCTGCCGCCACACCTGAGGAGATAATACCGCCATCTTCACCACGCTCTGCAATAGCTTTAGCCCACGCACCTAGAATAGTAGGTTGCGAAGGGACACGTAATACTTGTGCAGCAGTCTTTAATTCTCTCTGTGCACCTACCACGTTAAATGAGATAGTTTGTACACCTGTAGGGATAGGATATAAATCCACATTAAAGTCTGGCTCTCTATTCGTACTTGCTTTTGAGATACCATTGAAGGCGTAATAAGAAGGCTCACCAGTAGCAGTATCAGCAACAGGGAATGCTCTCTCATTAATCCAAGAGTTAGGTACTTGGTCTAAGAATAGACCTGTGTCTTGACAGATTACATCTAACATCTTAAATGAGACACCAGCACCACGTAATGAATCACCTAGAGTATACTGCATATTACCAGCTCTGGTCTTTACGTTGAATGATTCTCTTAATGCTTGCCAATCGTGATATGATTCTACTTGTTTCTTAGAGTCGTTGACTAACTCACCAATTAACTTCTGGTAGTCAGTAACTGTAGTTGAGTCGTATAAGTCTCCAGACCAATCTGCATCGATTGTATCTTCACGGAGTCTACGTAGTACACTATTTATAATCTCTCTATAAGTCATTCTTTTATATACCTCTTAATGTTGATGAGTAGCTTACCTAAGCCAATATAGATGTCTGTAGGTGAGGGTAATAACCATCCTAAGATAGCTATGAACCAAATCCAGAAAGGAACCTGTTCAGTTATATTTACTGCGGTAGCTGTTATAGTACCTATCTTAGAATCTTCTACTACAGTCTCAGCGTTGTTGGTCTTATTGACTAGAGAGAACTCATCAGCTTTTACACCAGTGACCTTCTCGTTAGTCTTCCCTATCTGTGCATCTACCTTGATACCACCATCATCACTGAAGGGGTTTAGAGATACACATCCACTTAGAGATATCATAAGTAACACTATAGAGACACTCTTATATATATTATACCATAGTTTAGTCATTTTGTCAATACCTACACGATAATAAAGTTGATAGGAAAATTCCATAAATCAAATAAGAAGAACCTAGCTGTTCCATCAGTAAGTTCTACCCATATCACTACTTCCTTTCCTTTCTAATGATGCCATATATATCACTTAACATCTGCTTTATCTCTGCCATATCAGCTTTATAATCTGATTTCAGTACATAGTTAAGCGGCATATTATTCTGACAGTTACTCATATTCTGCTCTAATTTATCAACTGTATCAGCCAATCGGTTCAAGAACCAGCCTAGCATTACTACTACTAGGGTTACTAGCCCTAGAAATATGTCTGTCATTTCCATATGTTAATCCTTAGTTAGTGATACAAACGCTGGATCAACATCATCCATAGGATTAACTGTCCAATGCATAAGCATATTCATATGTCTAGTCATAGGCTCTTCTGTTTCTGGTCCATAAGTTTCAACACCCTCATCAGAGGTATGCTTGACCTTACGTACTTCAGTAAAGGCAGTAGCTTCATAAGCAATAATATCAGCTAGAGTAGCCAATGCTTGGACTTCAGTTTCCTTAGTAGCTTGTTCAGAATACAAAGTATCTACGTATGTCTGAATGTTAGTAGGTACTGCTGTACCACCCTTAGAGGCTCTGTTCCAATACCAATCTACTTGTCCTTGTCTTGATGCTACTTGTGAGTTAATCATAGACATCATATTCTCTTTCAAGGTATCTACATCTCTAGGGATAGCAGCATAAGTACCTACACCATCAGCAATAGTTCTCTCACCTTGCCAGTAGTATCGTTCATCTACACCAGTTTCACTATAAGTAGTAACACCTAATGTAGCTAGTAAGTCAGCGTCTCTAAATACTGATGATGGATATGTAACACCATCTACCACAAGGGATTTAGGTGTCTTTAAGATTTGTTCATTATATAACCACATTAGTTATTTCTCCTGTTATCGTGCGTTAGTGTGTTTGAAAGGTTGTTCTGCGAAAGCTAAGAATATATATGTTCCATTATTTGTATTCCAAGTAACGTCATCACTTTTTGATTTAAAGCCATTAGATAGGAAGTCCATACCAACAACTGTTGTTTCCGCAGCACTTGAGTTAGCTAGTAAATCTAATTTAACTAGGTTATCTATATCGCGTTGATTATCAAAAATAGCCCAACCTAAGTTATTAGTCCAATCCGTCCTCTTAACCATAACATAAGCAGGTCTAAAGCCAGTATAGACAAACGTACCATCAGTTGAACCATTACCAGTATATGTACCTACCTTTGAGTAGCCATCTACAGAGTGGAAATTATATGCAATATGTGTAGCACCTGACTCATTACAGTTAGTATCTGTGTCTAAGGTGAATACAGAGGATGTTGGAAGGGTGTTGTTAAACTGTCCAGATGCAGCAGCGTTGGTTAGGTTTAAATACAAAGCCTTACCTGCACCAAGTGGTGGCATAATACTCTTCCAATGATGACCAGCGGTAGACCTTTGTTTAATAAGTACCATTTCAGGTGCTTTAGATAGACCGTGACCTACTGTTGCACCGTTAGAGCCGTTACCTGTATATCCAACAATACTGAACCCAGCATCTACATTAGCTGATACCGTTGAAGTAATAGTACCATCTGTATTAGATGTTCCAGAGCCATTAGCTTTCCAGTTCCAAGCTACTAAGTTATCACCAGTTTGGTTAATACCAGCATCATTACCAACAGTAAAGCCGTCTGTGTCATAAGATTTAACGTGTTCAGTAATATTAAATTCGGCATTGGTAAGGTTAGGAAATAAAGAAAAACCAACCCCAGATATACTGTTAGTTAATATATGGTGGTCTGTTGAGTTTCTAACCTTAAACCAAGACATATCTGGCTGGAAACCAACACCTGTAATGGCGTGTGAAGTAGTACTATCACCAGTATATAACACAGCATTAAAATGCTCACTAGGGATAACAGTAGCATCTGGTAGATTACTCGTACATAATGCTAAGAACCCAGTAGGTGGTGTGTAGTAGAAATCACCTATGCCATTACCATCTTGATTACCTTGTGCTGTCTTGTTACCAGCGAATGATGAGTCTTGACCGAAGTTTGCTACTACATCACCAAATCCAACAGAACCTCCGCTTGTTCCACCTAATAAGAACCCACAAACTGCATCTGTTATTCCATAGGTAGATAATGTTTTAGAACCTTGGAACGCATTATTCTTTCCAAAGTCCACCGTACCCCCATCAAGGTCTAGCTTTATCTGTATTAAATCACCAGTTGTATATGTTGCACCATACGCAACACTCGTTGCATAATATAAACTCCCATTAGCAGCATATCCTAACTGACCAGTCTGATAAAATACATTGGTGGCTGAGGTCTGCTTTCTTATACCTACTGTTGTACTTGTTTTAACAACTTGTATATAAAATTCAGCGTACCATTTGCCAGTAGTTGGTGCGAAATTACCATTAATAGATGCAGAGTCAGCAACACTACTAGACTTAGTATTACCCTCTGAAAGGGTGACATTAGAATTTCTATTTAGCGGGTTCATTGTACAAAAGTTATTAGTAGGACTATCTAACATCTGGTCAGTAGCCGCTAGGTTATTAGGTGTCCAGTTATTACTACCGTTAGCATCATTACCTAAGCTACCACTATTTTTAAAGTCTAGGTAGAAGCCATTAGTACCATAAGTACCAGTGTATTTAGTAGGTTTCCATTCACCGTAATCACCAGTTTCACCGAAGTCTGCTGGAGTTAATGCTTGACCATCTATGAAGTTTACTTCTGCTAGGTAGCCGTCAAAGTAACTACCCGAGGTATGACTAAATCTACTGGAAATCTCGTGTTGT